TTGGAATTATTGAAGATGTTCTTGCGGTGAATTCATACGCAACACCACTCTTGACACCAAGCGAAGCAGTAACTCTTAACGGTCGCTCTTTCACTGTCGCAACAGGTGACACAACTGAGTTGAAAGACTACAAACGTAATCAAGAGAATGAATTTGACAACGTTGAAACTGAAGAAAAGGTCTACACTCTTGAAGAAGAAAAATACTGGGGACGTTTCGTTGACCAATTAGACGAACGTGACTCAAACGGTCAAGTAAACATTGAATATGTAATCGCTCGTCAAGCTGCTAAAGTAGTTGCTCCATATCTTGATGAACTACGTTTTGGTGCAGCACTCGGAAACGTAAGCGAAAATGTTGTTATGGGCAAAGAAAAAGGCGCAAACAACGCTTACAATGCAGTTCTTGATGTTTCTGAAAAATTGGATGAACTCGGAATCACTAAAGAACGCTTGCTCTTTGTCACTCCAAGCTTCTACAAGGCTATCAAATCTGAAATCGTACGCTTGCCACAAGGTGATGCTGATAAAAAAGTTCTTGGTAAAGGATATGTCGGTGAATTGGATGACTACACAGTCTACAAAGTACCTTCAAAATTCTTGCCAAACGTAAACGCTCTTGCAGCTGCACCTGGCGTCGTTACATCACCAATTCAAATTGACAACACTAAGTACAACGACAACGTGCCTGGTCGATTTGGTGAATTGGTAGAGCAATTGCTTTACACTGGAGCTTACGTCCTTGAACACTTCCAAAAATACATCATCACAATTGCAGATGCTAAACCTGCTTCTAAAGAATCAGCTCAAGGTAAAACAGTGAACCGTGCAAAAGCATGGAAGTCTGGTTCAGATTACAAAAAAGGCGACACAGTGACTCATGAAGATAAAGTCTATGTTGCTATCAAAGACATCACTGGATCAACCAACAAACCAGATTCTGACTCAGCTAACTGGAAGGTTAAATAACGAGGCCTGACCCATGAAAGTCAGAGTCAAGCAAGCGTTCAATGATTGGCAAGCTAATGTGGTTCGACAAGAGAACGAGATTTTTGAGATGACAGAAGAACGTTTTGACGAACTGTCGCATAATCTCAAGGAAGGGTTCTCGGTTGATATCGCAGATGTAGTTGAAATCATTGACGGAAAAGAAACCGAAGCACAAGGAGACGAGACGACTCCTTTAGATTAGGAGGTCTTATGGAACTTGGAAAACTTAAAATATTGACGGGCGAGAGTGACGAAGCAGTCCTCTCGTCTTTGATTTTACGGGCAGAAAATATCATTTTATCAGAAACTAATCGAGACAATCTAACACCTGCGCTTGAAAGACTTATCCCGGAGCTTGTAATCGAGCTCTATAATCGTTCAGGAAGCGAGGGAGAGCAGTCAAGAAGCGAGGGCGGTATATCTGTTACCTACGGAGAAAACGGATTGTCTACGGGCATTTTACAACGTATTCGGATGCATCGTTTAGCGAGGGTGGCAGGCCATGTTTTTGAAAAAAAATAGACTGAAACCTTATAACCTCAAACGGTTCAAGAAAATCGTGACAGATGAGGGAATCGCTAAGGAAGGATACACGGACAAGGTTGAAGAAGTAAGGCTTGAATTGTGGCCTGCAAGTAGCAAACTACAATCTGAGATTTACGGCGAACGCTTGAATGATATCCTGAATGCGAATGCGAGCAAGGATACAGATATCAATGTGAAAGATGGTGTTTGTATCGAGAGCAAGACAGAAGTCACGCATCGGGTTATCTCAAAGAAAGTGTATAGCCGACATCAAGTACTGGAGTTAGAACGTGTCAGGTTTAATCGGAGCAGATAGCTTAATCGCTAAGTGTCGCAAGCTCTACGGAGCGAGGACAAATGAGTTTGTAGGCCAAGCGGTCTTACATGCTGGTAAGACAATCGTTCAACCTGAAGCAAAACTCAGAGCGCCAGCGAATGAAGGTGAGTTGAGGAATAGCATCAGAGTACGGTTGAAAGTGAACGGCAACAAGATATCAAGCGAAATATTCACAAACTCAGACCACGGCGCTTATGTCGAACTTGGAACAGGTCCGAAAGGACTAGCAAATCATTCGGGTATATCGCCTGAAGTGAGCGTGTCGTATCGCTCTACGCCTTGGTATGTGCACGAAGACCAAATAAACGTAGGACCTTACCACTTTGAAAAAAGAGGTGAGTTCTACAAGATGTATGGTCAACCAGCGCAACCTTACTTGTACCCCGCTTTGAAAGATAATCATGACCGTATATCAAGAAGTATTTCGAAATACATTAGTAGGAAGCTGAAGGAGCAGATATAATGATCAATATTAAACCCGTAATTTACAAAGAATTGCAAAAGGTCGCAGATAATGTGACCGATACTTATCCGGACGATTGGGAGAACTTCCCGGTCGTCATTTTTTTGGAAGAACAAAACAAACCAGGTGAATGGTATGACGAAAAAGAGCGCAAGTCGAATATCCGCTACAAAGTTGATATATTCGACAAAGACAGTACAAGTAGTCTAGCAGTTGAAATCGACAAGATTTTTGCATCTTTAGGATTGCGAAGAACTGACTGTCAAGATGTTCCGGATCCATCACACTTACGTCATAAGTTGATGCGATTCGAAGGTATCGTTGACCTAAATTCACAATTGGTTTATCAATACAGAATGGAGAATTAATAGATGTTAGCAAATGGAATTAAGCTCGCTTATGGAAAAGCTAAAGGAACTTATACTGACCTTGTAGGACTTAAAGAAGTGCCTGAATTCGGTATCGAACCTGAAAAGGTTGAAAACACAACCCTTGCAGATAAGGTTAAAAAATACGAATTTGGTATTGGTGATGCAGGAGAGCTTGAGTACAAGTTCGCTTATGATAACTCAAGCACAAGTTCTTCTTACCGTGTTTTGCGTAAGGCAGCGGAAGATAAGGAGAAACTTTTCTTTGAACAAACTTACCCAGATAAAACTAAGGTTCAATTTGAAGGCCAAGTATCTGTAAAACTTGGCGGTGGTGGTGTGAACTCTGTTATTGAGTTTACTCTTAAAATCGCATTACAATCCGAACTTGAATTCACAGACGGAATTGGAGGTTAATAGATGACTACTCTACCATACGCAGTTTGGCAAGTCAGTGAGAATAAGGAGTTGAAGCTCCGTCTCACATCCTTGCAAGCGACTAAGGTCGAAGAAAAAATCGGAATGAATTTGCTCAAGGTGTTCATGCCGGCAGAAGGCGAATCTTTCACATTGCCGCCACTCAAGGTAATGTTGCTCTTGACTCACGGAGCACTTCAAAAATATGAACACGGCATTTCATTCGAAGATGTATCTGATCTATATGATACTTACGTGGATAATGGTGGCGACCAGGCAGCGTTTATGGCAGATGTTGTCTTGCCGATGCTTCAAGTATCGGGTTTTATGCCACGGGAGGAGAAAAACAAGAAGAAAGCTCCCAAGAAATCCAAAGCCAAAATGGAAGTAATCGACTAGAAGAGACTACTGTCCATTCAGTAAAAGAAATGGTTGAGAGGCTATACCCGATGTTCTTAGATATCGGAGGAAAGCCTCTCGATTTTTGGGATCTAACTATATTAGAAATCAGAGACATGATTGAAAGTCACAATCGTGTCACGATTCAAAAGCGAAAAGAAAAAATAGTTGAATCTTACAGACTTTCGCAGATGATAGCGAATAATGTATCCTTGTTGCTTTCAAAAGAAGCTAAACCTCTTGATGTTTGGGACTATGCCCCGGACTTGTTCCAGGAAGAAAGAGACCAAGTCGAGAAGGCAAGGCAAGAACAAGAAATGAGGATGCATAAGGAGCGTATGCGCGCATTCGCTGAAAGTCATAATCGAAAAATGAAGATGAAAGGAGAATAGATGGGGGTTACTCTCGATGAGCTCAAAGTAATGATTGATGCTGAAATCGCGCCTTTCAAGAACAAGATGAAAGAAGTCGAGAACAGAGTCAAGGATGCATCTGGTAAGGTCCAAGAATCAACCAACAAGATTAAGGCACAGTCCGGTTCTATGTTGGGTACATTTGCTAAATTGGCTAAATTTGCCGGGTTGGCATATCTTGGTAAGAAGATGCTCGATGTCGGTATGTATTCGACTCAAATGGCTCTTGAAGTCACTGCAGCAGTCAATCAAATCAAGCGCCAAATGGGTGAGAGCTCACAAACATTCTTAAAATGGGTTAACGATAATGCAAGTGCTATGAACATGGGTGTTGGTGAAGCGACAAAATATGGGGCGGTATATTCAAACTTATTTTCTGGCTTTATCAAAGACTCAAACAAATTGAGCGCCTATACTGCTAAGATGCTTCAGACATCTGCAGTTGTAGCTGAAGGTTCAGGTCGTAGTATCACGGACGTAATGGAGCGTATTCGTTCTGGTTTGCTAGGGAATACGGAAGCGATAAACTTTTGTCGCACCGCTTAGAAATAGGCGGATTAAGAACTTACCAAAATCGGTAGAACTCTAAATTTTAAGTAATTAAAACATGACGATACCGAGGTAAACTAAGCAATTAAAAAGGCTTAGTCACCGTAGAGCATAGGGATTGAACCTGTGCTTTTTGTTTTGTCAAAAAGTATAGAATAAAATATCCCCACGAGTGGTAAGCACCTAAACAATTCGGTTGTAGGTGAAAATATATGCCGAACTTACAAGAAATTGTAAGAAGTATGGATAAAAAGCCATGCGATAACATTATTGAGAAGATTTAGGGATCAACGTCAATGTGGCGATGATTCAATCTACTGAAGCGTTCAAGCGTTTTGCAAATGGCCAAAGCTGGGACCAACTTGATTACCAAACTCAGCAACAGATTCGACTTATGGCTATCCTGGAACAAGCAACTGCCAAATATGGTACGACCTTGTCGCAGTCAGTCAACGGACGAATTAGCTTGTTTAAATCATTACTTAAAGATGCTGCACTTAACGTAGGAAACGCATTCCTACCAATCGTAAACGCAGTCATGCCAGTCTTGAACTCGTT